TTCCACTCAGCAAATTTAGATAAACGGTTTTGTGTTTCAGCAAATTGGGCAAACTCTTCGCCAGGATCTTCATCGTTGATGCTGATAGCAGAAGCATCATCAGCAACATCATACAGCTTCATCTTCGCTCTGTCAATTCCCACCATGAATTTTCTAGAGGCAGTTGGATCGTTGTATCTGTTTTTAAGTTGTTTGACCATAAGGCGACCCTGTTGTTCAAGTTCCTCAGTAGAGATAAGGGCAAACATAAAATCAGCAGTGGCAGGAAGCCCAAAAGACTCACTAGTATCGGTAAGGTCAGGGTCGCTATTACCATAACCACTACGAGTAGTTTGAGTAGCAGAGACAATCGGTACATTATGTTCCACAGCAAGACCACGCAGCTCTTCAGCAATCGCTTTGACATACGTGTAAGAATTGACAATCGCACCTTTATACCTCGCACTCGCACAGATGTTTAGATAATCTACAAATATTATATCAGGTTTGAAACTTTTTTTCAAGGAAAGATCTGAAAGTAATGCCTTGAAGTGTCCGACGTGGGCGGATGCTGTTGGATATTCTTTGATAATAAGTTTGCCTCTAGTCTTTCTAGAGATCTCTTGGACTTTAGAAGTAAAGATAACTTCAGGTAGTTCAGCAATATCTTTGACATTTACATTCAGCAAGTTTGCGTCAATTCGTTCAGCGATTTTTTCCTCTGCCATTTCACATGTAATGTAGAGAACGTTGAGACCTTGTGTGAGAGAGGCACTAGCCATGTGACACATGAATAGACTTTTACCAACACCTGTACCAGCAAGAGCGATGTTGAGAGTTTTATTAGGAAGACCACCTTTGGTAATGAAGTTGAACTTCTCTAGATCAAACGGGATCTTTTCTTCAGTTCTATGATAAAACTCGTAACGTTCTTCAGCTTGTTCTATGTAATCGTGTCCGATGTGTTCATCAAAAGATACTGCTAGTGCTTCTTGGAGAATGCCAGGGATCGCATCCTTTGATAGTTTCTTATCACCTCCATCTGCGACCTTGATAGATAGCATGAGGGCAAGGTAGATTGCTCTGTCTTGGCACCACTTTTCTGTGGCGTCAAGGAGCCAGTTGTAGTCAACCCATTCGTCTCCAAGGGATTTGAGGGTAGATAACGAACTTTGGAATGTGTCTTCTGTAAGATCGTTTCTAGATTGGAGGTCAATTGAGATGACTTCTTGAGTAGGTACTTTGTCATACTTACTGGCAAAGTCAGCAATTTCCTCAAAGATAATACGTTCATGGTATTCGTTAAAATAATCTGCTTTTAGAAATGGAACTACCTTACGGTAATACTCTTCGTTGTAAAGAAGGTTACGTAAAATAGTTTCTTCAATACGCTCAGTTGCCATAAGAGAACTCTTTACGTGCTGCTTCTTCCAATTGTGCCATCACTTCTTCGGTAAAATACTTCTGGGGATCGGCAAGAATAACAGAAGGATAAACAGCGGATTCGCCAACAACGATCCGATTACCCTTACGAGTGAATACTCCGTGCTCCTCACCCAGTTCCAATAGTCCGTAATACCGATCCAATCCACGCTCATCAAAGTAAAGTCTGGTTTCAATTTTGCTACCCTCCTTGGTTAGTCTTGATTTCTTAGCTTCGCACTTGATAATATTTCCCACAAGTTCCGTACCATCTTTTTCTTTCTTCTTTCCAAGATAAATGATTGTGGAAGCAGCGTACTTCAAACCAGTACCACCACCCATTTCTTTTGTCGGAACATAAGATCCAATCACATCATATGTATGATTAGTAACGATCATCGGAACTTGTGCTTGTCCTAGTTTCAAAGTCAGCACACGGAAGGCACCTTTGATTAGTTGAGATTTAGTCATGTCACGAACTTGTTTGTCGTTGGCAACGTCCTCCATCTCTTTATTAGTAGAAAGCATACCAAGACTATCAAGAACAAACAGCATAGGCACACGCTCATCCTTTGGTTCTTTCAAATACTTATCAAGGATACGACAAGCTTGTGTCCTGAATTCTTCAATCGTTCCCACAGGAAAGATAATCATACGCTTGCTATCGATGCCACGGTTCTCAATCATATCCCGAGAAATAGCAGACTCACTTTCAAAGTAGATAACGCCACCAGTGGGGTTAGCATCAAGAAAACTACGAACAACAGAAAGTGCAAAGAAAGTTTTTCCTGTACTAGTTTCTCCCGCGAGTGCTGTGACTTTATTGGAAGGGATACCGCCAAACAAAGATCCACTAACGAGTGCATTAAAAATATAAGAACCCGTATCAACAAAAGTAGTAACGTCACCAGCAGCAACGCCATCACTAACCAGAGCAGCGTACTCATTACCACTTTCCTTAATTACTGTATCTAGGAATCCCATGATTTTACCTCATCTTCATACATGTTTACATAAGAGTAATTGTTACTCATCAATTTAGCAAACGCTCTAGCAGTCTCATACTCCTCAAAGCATTTGATATTGTCTGGACTAATTTGTCCCACAACATGATTAGTCCAACTCACAACCCAGACGTTCATTCAAAGAAACTCCCAATCGAAACTTTTTTCTCATGCGTCCATCCAATACATTGTAGCACGTTTTTGAGCGGTTCGAGAAAAGATTTTTCAAATTGTGTTTGATAATCAACGTACTTTTCAATAGCAAATTCTTTAGGTATTTCACCAAAGAAGCTAACGCAGTTTTCGTGAATTGGGTTTGGTGTCTTGAGATATAAAAATTTGATCTTCTCACCTTCTTGAATAAGAGGATACTTGTTTTCAATCTTATATTTCTTGACGTAATGATTGTATAAGAGGGCACCTCTTACGTGAATGGGGGTTCCTTTCTGGTAGATATCTGTGGGGTTTCGATACTTTGCCAGATTGTTGACTCCTCTGGGGAAGGCGATTTCGTCGTATGGTCGTTGTCTAGTTTCTGTTCGGACATCATTGATAAAAGAGATAAGTTCATCATTTGTTTTGCCGATAATAATCTTAAATGCTGCATATAACTTATCCCTAAAGTACGCTGGTGTGGAGGAACGTGCCGTTTCCAAACCCATGATTTTCATCTTGGGTTCTTTATATCTAACACCTTCGCTATCCCATACATTCAATATGTATCGTTTCTTAGCTGTCCAGATACCACGATCAGCGATGTTCTCACGCTTCATTTGCATCTTCTGGTCATAAGCATTTACATACTCTGCCAGTTCTTGGTAAGAACTTTCAATATAAGGTTCAAGTTCCATTTGACAGATCTTGTCAAGGAACCCCACAACTTTCTCATTAGTTTTCTCTCTGCCTTTGTATACAGTTTCAACCAGAGGACCCAGATTGAGATAGATAGAATCAGTATCAGCAGCAATAACATAATCTTCTCCATCAGTTTTTAGAATTTTATTGAGATAAGCATTCATCTTGTTCTCAATCCAACGGATAGATAACTGACCAGACAAAGTGATAGCTTCAGCATTTGCTAGTTTATAGTAACGAAAATGCTCATTACCGATAGCACCATAAGCAGAGTTGAGAGAGATTTTCTTTGCCATCTGAATATTATTACAGCGAGCAATCTCTTTCATCAATTCAACAGTAGGTTTTTTCTCATACTGCTGCTTTGCTTCAAGCATCTTCTTCTTGTAGATGACACGACCATCGTACATCTTCTGCATCATCTGCGGTAAGAACCCGTGGATATCTTTACGATACTGGGCGCCATTAGCTGCGACACAGTATTCGGTATCAAGTGCAATCTCTTTATTCAGGAACCCCTCAACATTCGCAGCGGGATGTCGCCTTTCGGCAAGAGTTTCTGGCGAGATGTTGTATTGCATAATAAGATGGGGATACAGACTATTAAGATCAAAACTGACCACCCAATCATAAAACCCAGGTATCGGTTCTTTGACATATGCTCCAGCGTACTTTTCTGTTTTAGTTGCTTCTTTCTTAGGAGGAATAGCGACTTTACGTTTCAGTAGCTCCACATATATGTAGTTATCCCACATACGAACTTGACTAAACACATCTTCATAATT